GTCATGAACCATCATACCCCGATTGTACATCTGTCTTGGTTGTTGCATTCTTGAAATTGCCATAAATTTATCCTTAGTCTATCCGTTTTACTTTGTTTTTCCTATTAAATCAAGAGGCGGCATGATAACCTTCACATCTTGAGCCATCTCTTCTGCCTTATAACCCTTGGCTTCCCAGTCTTTTCTTTCCTTAAAAACCTCACCGGTCTCAAGGTGTCTGTAAGTTTCTTCTACACTGACAGCATCTAGAACAGGTACGTCTTGTCCATCTATTTTCGTAGTCTTCATTAGTCCACCTTACTTTTGTTTATGTTTAAATAACTTATAGCTATGTCAAATGAATCTGTAGTACTAGATTGTATCGTAAAAGCAGATCCGCCTTCTACTATTAAAGGTTGTGTTAATAATTCTGTGGTGACATTAGCTGTTAATGCTGCAGATTTAATAGCTGTAATACTATTATTAGTTACGGTTACCGTAGGTGTACCAGCAGATGTAACAAGCAAAGATTTAATAATTATAGTTTCATTGACTAAAGGATTACTTGCTCCCAACGGAACTAAAGCATTTCCTGTTGTATCATTATCTATACCTTTAAATTTATATTGGTTTACTACTGCCATTATTCTAAAAAGAAACTCTTAGCTTCTATCTCCTGTTTAACTTCTTCTTGAAAAGAAGTATTTAATTTTGTTAAAATACTATCAAGGTCTCTAACCAATGACTGTATATTTTTTTGTTCATATTCTTTAGCTGCTCTGGTTAATGATTGTACAATTTTTGCCATTATAATAAACCTGCCAGGCCTCCGTTTTTAAATGTAACTCCTGCATTAAACATTAGATTACCATCGTTATCGTACTTAGCACCATAATCAATACCGTTATAATTATTTGTATAACCTAAACTATAGTTTTTATTGGCATCAATATCTGCACTAAAATTACCGGCTGTTAAATTAGTTCCTGTAATACCTTGATCTGTAAAATTAGTGTTATAACTAACTGGACCGATTTCTCCTGACAAAGTTCCGTCTACATTTATGTCATCATTGTCTAAAATATTTGTGTTATAGACTCTAGATTTTAAAGAAGCGTAGTTTTTAGGGTCCGTATAATTAAAACCAATTTCAGGACTTTTAGATTTTAATCCTGAAGTATCAAATATACTAGTTTGATCCTCAACAACGGTTACCGGTGGGTTATTATTACCACCATCATTATTATTATTAAAATTTCCACCAGATACTTTTTGTCCTGATTCATTTATCTGTCCCACACCCACCTTACTAGCAGTAGTTCTATTTGGACCAGCATCTGTTCTTCCACCAGCTTTATAATTTACTCTACCACCAAAAAAGTATCCGGTTCTACCCATTCCACTTTTGTTTGAAAAACTATCTTGAGCACCTGGGGTAGATGGGTTTGAATTAGTATCTCCACCGGTATAATTTTGTTCTGATCTAGGTCTACTTTGTCTATAGTCAGACATAGGTTGACCCGTGTATGCTTCAACTCTACCTCTGTTTGCTGCAGCTTCGTTTTCTGCCGCAAGTTTTTTATCAAGTGCTATGGATGTTTTTTCTTGTTGTGCTTTATTTGTTTTGTACATCTGTGATGCTTCTAACATTTGTTTATATTTAAATTGTTTTCTTGGATTTGCTTTTGTTTTAGCTATTTCAGCTGCGATCTCTTCATCGGTCATAGTGTCAAAACCAAAACCTTTAGCTAATTCCATTTGACCTTCAAGATAACCTTTACCCGTAAAGTTTTTACCTGTTAAAGTTTTTACGCCACCGGGTCCGTCAAATAACATTCCTGAACCAGCTAAGTTGTCGTAATAACCTTTCATACTTTCATCTAGACCACCAATTCTATAATTTCCTGGCGGTTGATCTCTATTAGCGTTCATTCTTTTTTCTGCTAGATTTAATAAAAAATTCCCTCCTGGAATAAACCCTCCAGCAATTCTCATAAAACCGGGTACTTCTTTTTTATAACTATACGTTTCTCCAGTTGGACTAGCTGAAGGGTCTTCAAATTGTCTACCAATACCATACTGTTGGACATTTCCTGGAAGTCCGCCTGTGTAATTTATCGAGTCATAAGAACCATAAGAACCTCCTGGCTCTATTTGTGAACCATAACCAAAAGCATTACCTGCTGAATTAAAATTATCACCACCACCGCCAGTAAAAGCATTTGTATTTACTATACCTTGATTTACAGGTGCCGCCTCTTCTTCTACAGGGAATTCATACGGGTTTTGTAAATATTTTTGGGAAGGTAAAAATTTTATACCTCTATCTCTTATCTCTTGGTCAGTAGCCATTATCTCATTCCTCCTGGTGCAATATCTAATCTAAAGGTACCTAGTTTCCAATCTTCTCCACTAGTTGTGTTAGCTATTTTTAATGCAACTGACCTAGCTCTAACTCTTGTACTTTTAAAAGTAGTCGCACTTGTTATTGAAAAATCTTTAGTAACTGCCGGGCTGTTTGGATACATCCTAGTTGTAAAACTAACTTTAGTGTTGCCGGTTTGATTTATAAAATCTGGTATGAATCTACTAATTCTCATAACGTATTCTCCATCCCCCCTAATGTCAGGTGTTCCTACAGTTTGGCCTGTGTTGCTTCTTTTTTGAGTGATATCAAAATCACCTGAAGTGATAGTTCCTATTACTGCCGTAACCGCTCCTCCAGCATTTACTTGATCTGTCCCTGTTTCCTGGCTGTAATATATAGTGGAACCGTCTGTATTTCCAGTCACATCATAAGACGCATTATCCGATGGATTGTAGTAAGTTGCGTGTGGTGTCTCAAAAACAGCTGAATCTTGCCATGCCGCTCTAGCTAAAGTACCTGTTGTCCATATAGGTTGTTTTGCTGAGGAGTCTATATAATTATATGTAACAACTCTATCTATAATATTAGAACCATTAGTACAATAAAACCAACTTAGTTCTCCGAACAAATTATTTAAACCGCAATTAATTAAATCTCTAGAGGTTGTGTTTATATCATCAAATACATAATCTTCAACAAGACAAGGCATTGTTTGTAATTGTCCGTCATAAGTAAAAAAACCGTTCTCAGACATCCAATAAGCAGATCCATCAACTTCTCTACATGCATTTTTTCCTAAAAGCCCACAGTTAGTCCCTACTTGTTGAAAAGAGAAAGTAAAAGGTTGGCCTACAAACTGCATTAAAAATAATGCTGTGTCGGTCCAAACATAAATTGCATCCCTACCTTTAATAGCTCCCATAATTTTAGAACCATCAGCTAATCTTTGAGTACCTGCGGTGTTGTTGGCTCTAACAGTATAAGAATCAGTTTGATCTATACTCTCTTGATCAGAGAATCGAATAAACATATCATCTTGAGTTGTAGGATCTCCAACAGTAGTCTCAGTTCCAAAAAACACTAAGTGTCTGTCTGGCGTTGACACTAAAACATGTCTAGATGCAGTGGGTGCATTTGGAATAATTGTTGCTCTTGTTGCTGTAGCATTAGTTGGAGAAGAGTCCCATTCAAAACACGCACCATTATAAATAAGTGCAATTAATTTTGTACCATAATTATCAAGAACCCATAGACCAGGGTTAAGCGTTACGTCATCTGTTGAAGAATCACCCCATGCAACAAAAGCACTAATATTACTTACAGTGGCTCCTCCACTATGTGTAGTTTTTGTAGTTCCATTAACGCCTCTAGCTCCTCCACTTAAAGTCCCTGTTCCCGTATTATTGTTTGTGTAACTAATGTCTTCAGTACCAATTCTAATTTCTCCGGATGCAGGAAACGCTGTTGAGTTTGCTACAACAATAGTTGTTGTAGTAGTATCTGTTAAAGCTGTAGATAATGTAGTAGTTGCAATACCAGAAGCTGTTCCCCCAAAATTTGCTGTACCCCAACCAAATCCCCCTAACTGTTGTGATGGACCAATATTATAAAAAGGATTACCAGTAGCATCACCACTAAGAGACAAAGGAGTCCCGGTCTCATTAGCAGCCATCGTAAGTGTAATTGTCGTAGACGTGGGGACTGAAACAGCCATAAATTTTTTATCTTCAAAAGTTGCATTAGTAAAAGTAGAGCCTGATAAACCGGTAACACCAGTAAATAAAATAACATCATCTTCTACCATTCCGTGCGCAGACGGAAAAGTAACTGTAACTGTGGGTGAACTTGAAGTGCTTGTAAATTCAACACCTGATATACTTACTCTTATTGGAGTAATATCATAAAAAGCACCTCCTGAATAAATATATAAAAGTCTGTTGGTTCCAATAGCTGCGTATTTAACGCCAGCATTGTTGTCAAAATGGTGGAGTGCTCTTCCTGCACCTGTCATCTTATCCTCACCTAATTGATCCCAACCGCCTATTTTTTCTGGAGTACCATATCTAAAACGTACGTTATCTCCATCAAACCACTGACCTTCAGCGCCTGTTTCGGTAACTTGTTTATTGAATCCTGGTGCAAATCCTAATTTTTGTAGCATAATATAACACTATATATGGAGATCTGTTTAAAATCTAGTTGTAATTTCTTTAAAAAGCTTTGTAAACTATATTCAATACTAATCTAAAACCCTCATCAGTGCAGGTTGTTCCTGAATGAAACGTTGCACTTGGAAATGTAATCAAAGTATTTGCCTCTGATTTTATGTTTTTATCTTTAAATCTTGTATAACCATTGTTTGTATTAAGATATAGGATAGAAGTTAATGCGTCAGAAGACTCGCTGTCTTTATGATAATCATGCTCTACTATCTCATTGGTCTTTGTTAATAGGTTTAATTTAACTCTCATTAATTTTTTAATATCTAATCTATCTAAAATTGGTTTAATAATAGGAAAATGAGGACTTGAAGGTCTATCGTTTTTATAGAATATGTGTACAAATTGTTTTTGGGTATCGCGTTCATCATACACTCCCTGAATAAACCATTCAAATAAATTACCTAATACTATCTTATTTAATTCCACTATTTCCCCCCTTGGTAAAAAACTTCTTTTTATATCTATCATGACACATACCCCTCAAAAGAAGAGTTAAATACTATCACACTTTTACGTTTGTTAGAATTATTAATTGGTGACCTGTGGTAAAGATGTGATGAAAAAGTAAGAATATCTCCTTCTTTTATATTTACTTTAGATCCATCTTCAAATTCTGTTGCTATCTTAGGGTCAGGTAGTTCTAAAAAGTATACACTAGAAAACTGGCAACTTGAATGATTGTGCCAACCTTGAAATTTTTGTTTACGATACTGTTGGTACCAAGCTCTGTGTATAATGTAGTATTGACTTTTTAAAGAAGCAGCCATGTCCAGTAAAAATTTTTCTAAGTGAGGAAATAAATAGTCCCAATATTCTCTGGCATCATTTGGTTTTAAATAGAAATCTGTTTTGGTCAAAGACTCTGTATGATCTTTAATAGATACATCTGGCATCTTTTTAATTAAGTTTAAGACTTTCTTTTTATGCAGTAAGTGATCTTTAAAAGACCTTACGTCTATCATTCTATTACACCCTTAGAAAGGGTCAGATCAGTTGTAAAATTAGCGGCTACAGAAATTCTTTCACCATTGCTTTTAAAAGGAATAACATAATGCAGTAGATTAAAAGGAAATATAAATAAGTCTCCAGGTTTTGGTAAGTGTGCGTGTTCTGTTATGTTGTGCATTCTCTGTTCTCCATATCTAAAGATGATAGCACCAGGTCCTGAAGACGATCCTAGGTAGTCTTTATTTTCTTTTAAAAGATTTGGAGGATTATCTAAATATAAAACACTAGTAAAATGACAGCTACTATGTGTATGTGGAGGATTAGATTCTCCGGCTACCATATAATTAACCCATGCAGAGTTACATGTTAAAGGTCCAAGAGTATTATTGTGAAATTTTTCATAACCATGTTTATAGCAATCTAAATATTCTTTTATAATTTTTTGATATTCTTTTCTATTAATAGAATACTCGTGTTCAATAACCCCAGCTAATTTTTTTCTAAAATCACGTTTCTTTGATTTAACACATAATTTTTTTATAGCAGCTACCTCTTCATTAGTTATTTTAGTTTGCATTAAAAAGGGTCCAAAGAATGGGTGATAGTATTCAATCATTTAAAAACAGTATTGGTTGCTATAATCCATCTAGGTTTATCATTTTTAATTTCTTTTGGTCTATGACCTAATTGAGATGGCCATATGTACCAATGGTCTAGTACAGGTACAGTTTCAGTTTTAAAAAAATCATTCATAAACTCTGTCCCATGATTTGTTTCAGTCAGATAACAAATTCCTGATACTTGTATTTTAGATTCATGTTCTTCTTGAAAATGATTGTGCCATACTGCTGGATTCTGTGTCCCAGGTTTGACATACAAAGCCCATGACAGTGTTTGATCTACTTTATTATTTGGAAATATTGATTTTAAAATTTTGTAATAACTTTGATTTAGTTTAATAATTTCAGAATGAGGTATATCTAAAGCATTAGAAGCAGACTGCTCTTTAGGATGTGGACAATTAGGGTATTTGTTACAGCACTTACAACCGTCTAAATATTCTTTAAAAGCAGCTATTAATTTTTTATTGTCCAATTTATCAAATTTATAAACTCTTATCGGTATGTCAGCAAAATTTATCATATCTTAAATGGTATAAAATGGTTTCCTTGTAATTTAGATTCAATTGATTCTATTGGTATAATATCAAAAGCAATTGTAATTCTATGTCGTTTAGTTTCTTTCCACGGTGAACTTCTATGCTTGTCTCCATCACTTTTTCCAAATACAATTAAACCTTCTTCGCTATCTATTTTAATTATTTTTTTTACTTCAGGTATTTTATATTCAGTGTAACTTTTACCTACCTGTACACAATAAAAACCATGCCAAACTTTTAACTTAGATGACCAATGATCATGCCAATCTATTTTCTGACCTTTTCTAAAAACATTTAACCAACTTTTTATATAGTATGTTTTGTTTTCTAAATAAGGACAAATTATGTTTTGTAGTTTATAGTATAACTTGTTGATTTCTTTAGCTGGAAAAGTTAACATATTATATTCATGGTGATGAGCAGTAGATAATGTGCCATAAAATTTTTTATCGATAACAGGAAGAGTTGTTAATAATTTTTTTTCTATATCTAAACAGTCTTTAACTAAAACTTCATTATCTATAGTGTTTATTTTTTTACTAAATAAATAATTATCAACATGTGTAATCATTAACAGTAACTTTTTCTTTTAAACCATGCAGGTAAACCAGGGTGGGGTCTTGTATCATATAAATTATTTTCAGATCCTTTTGTATCTCCACTATTATAATGTAGGAAAACCTGTGCACATTTATCTCCTTTAAAAGGGTCTCTCCAATGCTCTAGTTCTTCTCCTTTATATAACAACATGTCTCCAGGATTTAGGTTTACTTTAATTCCTTTTAATCCATCTCTACCGGAGGGTTCTAAATAAATAGGCCATGGGTCCCCACCTAAATTTAATGTAGTGGATATCTCACAACTAAATCTGTCTTTATGTCTTTTTAAAACATCACCTTTTTTGTAAACTCTAATATAAGAATAGTTTTCAAAAAGATTCATTCCTGTTTTCTTTTCCATAAGTGGGTGTAATTTTAACAACAATGTCTCCATAGCTATATCTGAGTAGTGAGCGTAAGTATCAGGGACTTGTTGAATAACAGTTTCCCAAATTCCAAACGCTTCTTCAAAAGGAGATATGTATTTAGTTTTAAACATGGTAGCAGCCACGTCTCTTTTTAATAATATATAGTTATAGCAAAACTGTGCTAGTTCAGGACTAATAGCTTTTTTAATTATTTCGTATTTCTTTTTTTTAAAACTCATATTGTTGGTGCCGTCCCCTGTACTAAATCTTTATGTACTGCTTGAACATTCCAATGGATAAACCTAAAAGGTTCTTTACCTGGATCAACTGTAAAAGCGTGGGGTAGATAACTATTAAAGATCATTAAAGCACCTGGATTACATTGATGAGAAACTTGTATGTTAGACGAGTTTATGTCTTTATTTAATTTAATTGGTAGCCTTGCCATTGCAGCCGAAGGCCTTGGATCAAAGAAAACAGGTTGAGAAGTATTTTCAGATGACTTTAAAAAATAAAAACCTGATACATGACTATTAGGATGAACATGTGTATGTTGATGAGATCCACCATTTTTAGAAAATTCTTGTAACCAAAAATCTGTTACTACAGGGACATAATTTTCTAAATTATATTCTTGTCTTTTTAAAAAAAACCAACTTTGATTTACTACATAATCTAACAGAGTTTTAAAATTAGGATCTGCTTGCAATTCATCTGAGTGATGAATAAGTCCAAAATCTTTTGTCTGACGTATTAAAATTTTATTTTTTATTCTTGCATTCTTTATGTGGATATTAGATGCTTTATCTAATGACTTAACCCATTCAGGTTTATAATCTAGCCACACGGGTGATGCAAAATAACTTTCTTCTCTTATTCTAGTTTCTTTCATATTTTATATATACCTCATATATTATTTTTGTCTAGTGATAAGGTTTACCACAAGTCCAGGCCACTAGACTATACCTGACCCCTTGTGTAACTTTTTTTACTCTGTGCCACATAAAAGAAGGAAATACTATAATAGAACCTCTTGGAATTATTTCTTTACACTGTCCTGTTTCTACCACTTTTCCTGGTTCATTATTATTTTTTGCAAACTCTAGTTCACCACCCACATAATCTTTTGGATCGGATAGACTACATATTACAGAAAGTTTTCTTATTTTATTATGAATTTGTTTATCTTCTGGTGTATCGTAAGGTATGTCCCAAGAATCACAATGCCAACCATAGTATTGATTTAATCTGTATTTAGTAAATTGAAAAGACTCAGTAACATCAAATTGAAAGTTCCATCCTGCATTTTCATTAGCAAGTTTTACATAAGGTATTATTTCTTTATAGACCCACTCATCTTTTAACCAAGCAATGTTTGAATCTCTTTTCTTTTTTAAATCTTTAAGATCAGCACCTATTAAAGTTTCTTTATTTTTAAATTTACCTGTTATAGCCAGTAGTTCTTTTTGTGCATTACCGTGTTCAATAAGTTCATCACAAAATTTAGGAGATAATGCCCCGTTAAAATACCAATATATGTTTTTTAAATTCATTAATTAACAATGTGGTTCTATTTCTTTATAAGTAACTTTTAAAACTATTCTTTGTTTATCTGATTTATTTGGTAAAATATAGTATTCTAAATTAGAATTAAACATAACGTATTTATTACTTTCTATCGGCATTTCCCAATACAATCCTTTCTTACGATTATCATCATATTCGATTATCATCTGATTGTCATCACTTTCTATAAAATAAAACATGACAATATCTGGGCTGTCTTTTAAATTAGAATAATCTAAATGATGTCGTTTTATAGACCCTTCATTTTTACAATGAAGCATTAGATCAACAGATTTTCTATCTAAAGTCTTCTTTCTATTTAGTTGAAATTTTGCTTCTGCATAGTCTAATATCCATATAATATCCTGCATTAAAGGGATATTAATATCTTTAAATCTATTTAGTTTTCGTTCGTGTAGATCTTGAATATTCCAATTTACAAAATCATGTACGTTTTCAAAATCAACTTTAGATAATGATAAAGGCATTTTTCCATGTAGAATAAATTGTTTAGATAGCTCTATTTCTTTCATAAGAACTTAGTGGGTTATACTTCTTCCCTCCACATAACCTCTTTGTCCCATGATTGAGTTCCTTCATTCCAATGATAAAAATCATCTACACCATTAGTTTCGCTTGAAGGTTCTGGAATTGGTGCTTCCCAATCCATTGTAGTTTCGTTTATTGTCCAACTATTAAACACTACCCCATCATCGTTCTCGGGTCTAGGGAATATAAATGCATCTCTTACTGGATCATATGTAGCTCCAGGAACTGCATAATTATATCTTAACATCTTACTTTGATCAGAGGCAACTGATCCATCATTGCTTAAATATTTTCCTTTTCTTGTGTGGTATGAAGTTTGTTTCCAACTTTCCCAACCGTGTACGTTTTTTAAAAAGTTAATACCAACTTCTTCGTTCTCTTCTCCATTTTTCATAAGGTGTTCATCCCCTACTGAGTGAACAGAAAGTACAACATTGTTTTCATCTAATTTTGCAAAGTGTGCCATAATATTATTGAAATTTGTATCTAATCGCTACAAATCCTGATCCTCCTAATCCCGGTGAACAACAACCTGCGCCAGTGTTTCCACCGCCACCGCCACCGCCAGAATTAGATGGAGAAGGGTTGCTTGTACTACCTCCGCCGCCATATCCTCCTGATCCTGGTGAGCCTGGAGAATAAGTTCCTCCTCCTCCACCACCAGAAAAATATCTGCTAGAACCTGATGGTCCTGGTGTTCCATAACTTGGTGCTGATGGTCCAAAGAATGCTGTTGCAATACCTGATCCATTTCCACCACTTCCTGCTGGTGTAGTAAATCCAGGTGCTCCATTACTTCCTGAGCTATTCGCTCCGCCTCCGCCACCTGCTCCTGGCGAACATCCACCCGAAGAGTTTCCTCCAGGGTTTCCTTCTGGTGGAGAGAATCCACCTGCGTTTCCAGTTCCAGCACCTGATCCATTTCCATTATTTCCACCACCTGATCCTCCAGGTGTACCATGTCCTCCACCTCTTGTGGAAGTGATTGTACTAAAAATTGAAGGTGTAGCGTTTGAATATCTAGGTGAAGGAGATGATCCACCACCTGCACCAACTTGTACAGGATATGAAGTAAAAATTACTGGAAGGCCGCCTGTAGCTGGACTTGGATAGTTTGTTCTCCAGCCTCCGCCTCCTGCGCCTGCTCCACGGTATTTTCCACCGCCTGGACCTCCGCCTGCAATAACAAAATATTCTACTGAGTTTGATCCGTCAGCAGTTCCTTCGTTAGCAATAGCTAAAGTACCATCACCTGTATAAACGTGAATCTTAAAATTACCGTCTGTGATTGTAGTATTACCGCCAGCTGCTGATACGAAAGGTGTTACAGTTCTACCGCCAGCTCCAAAACCTAATACTCTATATCCAAAATTTGACATTACGTTCTCCTATTATGCGTCGTTAGGCAGATTAGTAGCAAAAAATAATTTGATTCCTAGTAGTTTAGCATCAGCTGAAAACGTGTCGCCACCAGCATTAGCATCTCTAGAAATATTAAAGAATACGTCTTCATCGGCTCCTGGAGAACCAGCAACAGTTACTGAAGAACTTTGAGCTGTAACGTTTAAGTCATTTGCTGTTCCACTATGAGCATCAGTAATATCAATTCCAGTACCGAATGCTACATCAATCGCATCATCGTTTGCTATTGCCACACCTTTTAAATTCCAAATACAGTTACCTGTATTTGTTGAGTTAGCTGTCCAGAAAACTTGATACATTATAAGTTGTGATGGATCCCAAGCTTTAGGGAATGCAACAGAAAATTGTGCATTCTCATCAGAAGAAGGATCGAAATCTAATGTTTTAAGTTCTGGTCGACCAGCTGTTAATTCTGTTTGTTCTATATCAGCACATCCATTTGAGCTAGTTGCATACATCGCTGTAGCAGGAACCCATATAGTTTGTTTACCAGCAACCAACATTGCTACTCCATTTGATTGAACGACCCCAGTTCCTTTTGCAACTAAATTTAAATCTATATTTGTGTCACCACCTGTTGCAGATATCTTAGGATCTCCTGAAGCTGCTGCATTTGTTACAGTGATTTCATTAATCGCTGAACCTGTAGCAGTAAATAAAATAGACTCGTTTCCGTTTGTATCAAATAAACCAGTATTGATTTTTGCTGATGTTAAAGTTTTGTTTGTTAAAGTTTGTGTTCCAGTAAGAGTTACATCACCCACTGTAGTTGAGAACCCTGTATCATAAACACCAGTGTTTGTTGCAACACCGTCAATGTAAACAATTTTATAACCTTTATCAGTAGCTGACCAAGTAACTGTTGCACCTGAACCAGACGCAGCTTTTAATTGTACTGTGTAAGCACCTGAAGTGCTGTTTTTCATAATGTAAAAAGTTTCTGTAAGAAGAGGGACTGTTACAATTTTGTTTCCTGTAATAGCTTCCGGTGAAACTGCACCAAGAATAATAACTCTATTTTGAGCAGCACCTGTTAACGCACCATCTGCAATAGCCAGTGGTGTAGTGTTAGCTCCTGAACCTGCTGCATTTAAAGTTTGGATTTTAAAGCCACCAGTTAATTGTTCAATTAAACTTAAGTTAGCGTTTGTTTTTGTTCCCCAAGTACCAGCATTTTCGCCGGTTGCCATTAATTCTAATCCAAGATCCGTATAAGTTGATGCCATAATTTTGTTCTCCTAAGCTACATGTGTTACATCTGTATAAGATGTATTACCAGTAATGTCAATATTTTTATACCCTGTTGTAGTTAAATTTCCTACACCAGTTGTTGCCGTTAAACCTAATCCATTTAAGCTAGCAATCGACAATTGGGTTGTAGTTAAAGATCCAACTGCACTTGTAGCTGATTGACCAGTTAAAATAGCTCCAGTTATATTTGATACTGTAAGAGATCCAACAACACTTGTAGCTGAAACACCTGTTAACGCCGTAACAGGGTTAGATGAAATTGTAATACTACCAACAGCTGTTTGACTCGATAAACCTGTTAAACCTATAACATCTGCAGGCGTTATGCTTCCTACTGCACTCGTAGCAGATAGAGCAGGTAGTCCTACTGAATGAGCATCTACAGATAATAATCCTAAACTTGATGTTAAACTTAATGCAGGTAGTGCAAGTGTGTTATCAGAAAATGCAGTTAAACTTCCTAATGAACTTGTTGCAGCTAAACCGCTAAGACCTATTGACGTGTCAACAACCGTTAATGTTCCAACACTAGATGTTGCAGATAAACCTGTTAGATTAAATACAGCTGACTCAACAGTACCCCAACCATTTTCACCCCAATCTAAAGTACCCCAACCAGGTTTAGTGATTATACTTTCTAATGGAAGATTTACTGAAGCTGTTGCAGATAAACTTGGAAGGATAACATCAATAGCAGACTCTCCCCAGTTTTCAAAACCCCAAGTATCTCTACCCCAACCTATTTCATTAAAAGGGTCTATTGACCCAACTGTTGATGTAGCTGATAAACCAGTAAGAAGTACAGGGACACTGTTTTGACTTCCCCAACTATTTTCATTCCATTTAAGAACACCCCATGTATCAGAGTCTACGGTATTTGCTTGCCCACCCATTCCTGAATGGTATTGACAATAATAATAAAGTTGCGGTGCACTAGCTGCGACAGCTATTTGTGTGTAGGCTCCAGGATTTCCAGGTGTGCCATTGTAAGTTACACCAGTAGTATATTCACTTCCGCCACTATGTGTCCCATTGCTAGTTGTAGAAAACTTAA